ATTCCAGACTCCGTGCTGGTCTCGGCCGAGGCGGCACTTTCGACGTGCATCGAAGGTCATATCCTGCAAGGCGGCAATCCGACGAAGCGCGAGGGGGCGCTTTTCCGGGCTCATAGCGAGCGTGACCGCTGGCATGTCGTCTCGGTCAACGGTGACCCGGACAGCCCGAAGCGCTCGCCGCGCGTGTCGGTGGAATGGGCTCGCGATCAAATCCGCGCCTATGGTCGCGAATCGCCGTGGGTCAAAGTGAACGTTTTTGGCGAATTCCCGCCGTCTTCGATCGACACGCTGATCGGCGCCGAAGAAGTCACCGCCGCCACCCTCCGCAGCTATCGCCCAGAGGATATTGCCCGCGCAGCGCGCATCCTTGGCGTCGATGTCGCGCTCTACGGCGACGATGCCAGCGTGATCTTCCCGCGCCAAGGGTTGGTGGCGTTTGCACCGCAGACCTTCCGCAACATCGACGGCATCCAAGGCGCCTCGCAGGTCTCTCGCAAGTGGGACGAATGGGATGCCGATGCGGCATTCGTGGACAACACCGGCGGATATGGAACGTCGTGGATCGACAACCTTCGGCTGCTGGGCAAGGCGCCGATCGGCGTTGGCTTCGCTGAAGCATCATCCTCTGGCCGCTACGCCAATAAACGGGCCGAGATGTATTTTGAAGCCGTGCAGTGGATCAGGGAAGGCGGTCAGTTGCCGCCTATGACGACGCCAGGGATGCCTGAGTTTTGCGCCGCACTGTCTCGCACGACATACACCACGCGCGGCGACCGGCTGCTGTTGGAGCCCAAGGCACTCGTCAAGGAACGGATCGGATTTTCCCCGGATCACACTGACGGTTTCGTGCTGACTTTCGCTCATCCCGTCACGCCGAAAGCGCGACGCGAATCGGGGCGCCCGAGACATGAGGTCGAGTACGACCCGTTCGCTGAGGTCAACAAGCCCCCGATGGGTGCGGCGCGGCGGCACTCGTTCGAGTACGACCCGTATCAGTGACGGGCGCTGCGACACAACAAGGATATTGACCGATGGGATTCGGAGGCGGATCAGCCGCACCACCTACACCACCACCGCCGCCACCTGCACCGGCATCAGCGGCAAGTGCGAGCGTTGCGGCGTCCGGAGCGGCGCAGCGCGCCGCTTTGGCCCAGGCATCGGGGGCTGGGTACGAGGGCACGATCTTGAGTTCGCCGGCCGGCGCGAGCGCCCCCAACACCACGAATACGACCGACACAGGCGGAGGAACCCAATTATTGGGCTACTGAAAATGGCGCAACGCTTTGTCGTCACGGTCGGCACTCACCGTGGCTGCCGCTACCTCGCCGCCACGGGCTACACCGACCGCGCCACGCATGCCGCGTTCTACCCGGATCGCGACCAGGCCGAATTCATGGCGCAGCGTATCCGCGATGCGGCGCCGCTGCGGGATGTGGTGGTCGAGCCGTTCGGCGACCGGAGGTCTGGCGATGCGGCGTGACCCGCTGTGCCCGGATTATGAGGGGCTCGCAGCGCCGCGGGTGCGGGCGTTCCTGGTCGCGTGCGTCGCGACGGTGGCGTGCATCGCGGGTGCGGCGCTGCTGGCTTGGGTGATGCAGTGAACTTCGACACCTTCCCCTCCAAACTCCATGAAATCCGCGCGGTGCATCCGGAGTGGACGCGCGCGGAGTGCGTGGCGGAACAGGTCCGGGTGGCGATGGTGGTGCTGGCGCCACACCGAACCCAGGAATATCTCGATGCTCATGCGGCGTGGGACCGAAGCTGGTCCGCGCTAGTCCGGCTGAAGCGGCAGCATTCCCCGCACTTGGCGCCGGAAACGGAGTGGAACGCGCTGTTGGCAGTGCATGAGGCCAACGTGGTGCAGTTTCGCATGGCGTGTGTGGCTGAATCGGCGCGGAAACGAGATATGGAAGCGGTAGGTTAATGCCCCTCGACGCCATCTCCCATTACGAGATAGCCGGCCCGCAAATGCTTGCCCAGCAGCCACCGTCGCTGGACACAGAGCAGCCGGAGGGCCGTGACTGGCAGTTCATTTACCCGCAACTTGAAAGCCGGATGACGGCCCTTCGGGATTGGAGATTTAGCTGGTGGCTAAACTGGGCTAGCCTTGCCGAGTACGTATTGCCCCGCCGATACCACTTCCTTGTTGTCGCCAATACTCAAGTTAGAGGCGGCAACCTCAATACGACGATCGTCGATTCGACTGCGACTCTGGCGATGCAAACCTGCGCCGCCGGCATGTGGTCTGGCCTCACCCCGCCGACCCGCCCCTGGTTCAAGCTCGGTATTGCGATCGACTGGATCGAGTTGGACGATGCGGCCAAGTTGTGGCTCGAAGACGCTGAGCGCATCCTCTACTACGTCTTCGCGCAGTCGAATTTCTACAACACGATGGCGCAGGCGTTCCAGGATGTCGCGACGTTCGGCACCGCCCCGCTCATCATGTACGAGGACGCCGAAGACGTCATCCGATGCTACCTGCCGTGCTCGGGTGAATACTATCTGGCGGTCGGATCGCGGCTGTCGGTTGACACGCTGTATCGCGAGTTCGTCCTGACGATCCAGCAGATCGTGGATATGTTCGGGCTGGAGTCGTGCCCCGAGCAGGTGCGGTCGCGCTGGGAGCAAGGCGGCGGTTCGCTCGAAATGGAGATGATCGTCGCGCACGCGATCGAGCCGAATTTCGCCATGTCGCGGCACGGGCGCGGAAATGCGAAGATCAACGTGGTGTCGGGACACTTCACCTGGCGCGAGGTCTATTGGCTGAAGGGCCAGAAGACCGAGGCCGAACTGAGCCGGCGCGGCTTCAATGGCTGTCCGTTCTTTGTGGCGCGCTGGTCTGTGGTCAGCAATGACGCCTATGGCCGCTCCCCCGGCATGGACTGCCTCGGCGACACCAAGCAGTTGCAGCTCGAAACCCGGCGCAAGGGCGAATTCATCGAGAAGCTGGTCAGGCCGCCGATGGGCGCCAATGCGGAAATGAAGAACGAGCCGTCGTCGATTCAGCCTGGGAATATCACCTACACCTCGACCGAGGGCGGCAAGAAAGGGTTCTGGCCGCTGTTCGAGGTGTCGCCGGCCGCGCTGCCACCGATGATCGAGGACATCAAGGAAATCCAAATCCGGATCAAGGAGTGCTACTTCGTCAACCTGTTCATGGCGATCACGCAGATGGCCGGCGTGCAGCCCAGGAACGAGCTGGAACTGACGAAGCGCGACCTCGAACGGCTCCAGGCTCTCGGGCCATTCGTCAACCTGTTCACCACCGAGGTCGCCGCGCCGGCCGTCATGCGGGCGATGGACATCTGCACGCGGCGCGGGTTGCTGAAGCCAAAGCCGCCGTCGTTGCTCGGCATGCCGCTGAAGGTGGACTGCATCTCGATGATGAAGATCGCCCAGGCAGCGGCGGCCAACACCGGCATTGCGTCAGTGGTCGCGCAAGGCATCCAGATGAGCCAGGGCGCGAAGGAATCGGGGGCACCTGATCCCCTCGACAACATCGATTTGGACGAGGCGCTGCGCCTGATGGCTGAGAACGGCCAGGTCACGTCGAAGGTGATCCGCGGCGCGACCAAGGTCGAACAGTTGCGGCAGCAGAAAGCCAAGATGGCGGCGGTCCAGAACGCTGCACAGATCGCGCCAGCGGCCGTCAATGCGGCCCAGCAGTTGAGCGAGACCAACCCGCAGGCCGGCGCCTTGGGGGCGATCCTCGGATCGCCGTCGCAAGGGGTGGTGCGCGGGTAGGGGTTGACAGGGGTTAAACGATATGCCTAGAAATGTGTCATGCTGGCGCTTTGACGCCTGGGTCGAGGCTTGAGTCATGGCTGGGAACGTCGCGGAACGGGAAATCCTCTCGCTCCTGAAGGAAACCTTCCTTCGTTCCGCCGAGCATTGCGACAAGCTCGCCGTCCTGCCGGCCCGCGGTCCGACATACCGGAAGCTGCGCACCGATCTGGCGACCTGCGAAAACTGCTGCCGTCAGGTGGCGTGGTATCGCCAGGACGCGCGGTGGTTGCGGATCGGCCTGATGATGGAAGAGGCCCATAAGCGCGCCGGCGGCTGGCTGCGAGATCGCACCATGCCGCGGACCGAGAACTCCAACCTTGCCCACCCGCTATTCCTGCGCCTGGCTGAAAACCTCCGATTCGGGGCGAAGAGAGCCGAGGAACTGGAGACGATGGCGACTGGGCGGCTCGGCATGATCCTGCCGAAGCCGCAGAGGGGTCCGACGCGGACCGAGGGGCGGTTGGTGCAGGTGCCACGGATGACGCCCGGCGGCATCATCCTGCCGCCCGGGGTGGCTGCATGAGGCGCGCCAAGCGCCGCACCGCCCGTGAGGAGATGGCTCGCAAGGCGTGGCTGACTGCCGCGGCCAAGTGGGATGGCACTTCCCACGTCTTCAACCCGTTCGAGCGGCGCTATGAACTTGCCGAGTGGTACAAGGGCCGCATCGCTGAACCGATGATGGCGTGGTTCGACCGGAAACCGGCCCGCGAGCGACGGCGGATCGTGAACAGCCTGGACGGTGAATGATGCCCCTCCCGCGCGGAATCATCATGCCTCCGATCTCGCTCGCGGAAGAGGCTGGATATATCGCCGGCCTGGACAAATTGCCCTGCGAGGTTCCGGAAGAATATGCCGCCACCGCGGCGGACTGGCTGGTCGGCTACGATGCGGGGCGTCACCGCTCCCTAGAAGCTGACGAAAAGCTGGCATCGGTCGGGTTGCAATGAGCGACTCCCCCGACGACGCCGAGGAGCGCGAAGAAGACCCCATCCCGGTCGAAACCGTTGATCTCACTGATCCGGTCAAGTATCGGCAGTCGCGGGACAAGGTGAAACGCGAGGCGCAGGAGGAAGAGTCCTTCTGGCGGTCCGTGTTCGACAGCAAGATCGGCCGCCGCGTCATGTGGCGGCTCCTGCAAGACGACTGCCACGGCTTCTCACCGCCATTTGCCTGCGGGCCGAACGGTTTTCCGCAGCACGACGCGACGTGGTTCCAGGCGGGCCAGTATGCCATCGGGCAGCGGCTCTACCAGCGATGGCGCCACATGGTGCGGGACGGGGTCGCGCTGATGGAAGACGAGAACGATCCTCGGTTCATGAAGGCGCGTCCCGAGCGGCGGCGGTCAGAGTGAACCACTTGTGGTCCATTCCTGGCCAACGAAGTCATACGATAGGTCACGGACGATCATGCCCGGTGGCACGCAAGCGTAGTCAATCCTGGCCCCCTGCACGAACTTCCGCCAGTCCGGGCCAACCAGCCCGCGCCGGGGACTGACCGGCATCAACCAATCGGCGCGCACGACAGCGGGCATCGCGAGGATGCCGGCGAGGAAGCCGCGACGGGGAAGCGTTAGAGCCATCCATCACCTCTGAGGCCACATGCCACCGGAAGAGACTACTGCGCCGGCCGCAGCAGCGCCAGCAATGCCGGCGCTCGAAACTGCAACTATCATTACGCCAGTCGCTGGACCCGTTGCCGAAGTCACCGCGTCAGTAGCTGAGGAGCCCGCAGAGGTCGCAGCGGCCCCAGAACCAGCCGCCGCCGCCACCGAAGTCCCGGCCGAAGCGGCAAGACCGGCCGAAGAAGCCAAGTCGGCGCTGCACACCGACACGCCGAGCCTGCTTGAAGAGGCTGGCAAGCCCAAGGAAGAGGCGAAAAAGCCAGACTCCGAGCCAAAACCGGCAGAAACGGCAGTTGAAGGTCCGAAATACGAGCCGTTCAAGCTGCCGGAAGGCGTTCAGCCCGATGAAAAGCGGCTCGGCGAGTTCGCCGAGGTTGCCGCAAAGCATGGACTGA